AAGACCCACTTCTGCGAGGCTGGCATACGCCAGTTGTTCGACCTGATGGTGCTACTACCCATCGGCAAGTTGACTCCATTCGCCTTAGCCATGCCTGACGAACACAGGCCCGGTGGCACTGCTAGCCATGCAGAGGGTGAGGATGCCACCAATGCTTACCGCTCCTACTACCACACCAAGGAGTTCGCCAAGTGGGAGAAGGGCATACCTGCTCCTGACTGGTGGCAGGGCATAGAGGTGATAGCATGAAGCCCTGTGTTGATTGTAGGCATTTCACTTGCATGTCGATTCGAAAAATCATCAAAGAAAACAACGAGGTGAAAGAATGAAGATTGGTAGCCCATGGCAAACGCTCTATCACATCAGGACCAAATCCAAGAGGCAGAGAAACTGGAAGTGGTGGGGCGAGGTCTTCACCCTTGAAGGCGCTTTGGTTCGCATCGGAGAAGACGCCTTAGAAAGCGGAGAGGTCACTTACGAAGAGTTCCACCGTGGTCGCCTAGACCTGTGCTTCAAGAAGAAGAACGGCATGAGGGTGTGGCTGCAACCAGTCATACCGATACACATCGAACGTGGCAAGCCGTCCAGTGAAGGACGCAACAAGTTCCGTGACTTGGTGGCTGAGATGCTGAGGTCGTATGACGAATACTACGGGGAGGAAGAATAGTGAGTGATGAAATCAAGTGGCAATCTCCTAGCATGGAAGGCAAGTGGCGAGATGGGAAGGGCATACTGAACCTTCGTCACATCGAGTACTACGGCAAGGAATGGATAGACCTGCGTATCATGAACGTGGACAACACACCACCCAACTACACTAGACACGGAATCAGGCTGACACTGGAGCAAGCAGAGGAACTGCTCCCCATCATCCGTCAGATGATTGCGGACATGAAGGACAAGAGGGAGAGCGATGAGCGAAAGGATAGTGAACATACCGCACGGTGAGTACGAGATACTCGCTCTCATCTTGGATGAGATAGACCTGAGTAGGCTCAAGGCACGCATGTGTGATGATAAGACCAGCAGGGATAGATTCGACAAGGCAGCGAACGGCGTAGCAGTGCTCATCGAGAACATGATGGGTAGGCGCACACATAGACTCCCGAAGAGTCACATCGATTACAAGGAGAAAGAGGCATGAAGATATTCAGGCATGCCACAGTAGGCCAATGGCCTGATGAGAAAAACCTGTGCGGCGCGTCGAAGAAGTCATGGCCTGAGAGATACATGTCGAGCGAGAAGTATCTGCATGAGGTCAAGGCATGTCCCAAGTGCAAGGAACTGGACCCGGAACTGAAGGGCTTCGATGAACTGCTGAAAGAGGGAATCGCGAAGCCCGTGCAAGATGATAGTCCCCGAATCGAGAAGAGGTCAAGTGGGCTTTACCTGCGTGACTATCTGAATAAAACCTTGACTATATAAACTGGGATAGAGAAGAGAAGTGATAACAATGGTAGACTACGAGAGTGAAATCGAGAGATTAAACGAAGAACGCAGAGTCGCAGCAGAGCGAATCAATGAACTGATGAAGTACAGGGACTTGAAGAAGAAACTGGAGGTATGCAACACAGAAGGGCATCTGTGGACCCTGACTAGAGTCGCAAGCGACTTCGATACAGTGACCCACATATCCCTGTTATGCACTAGGTCAGGAGCCACAGTCGACGTGGACTTGACTGGCGGCGATGAGCCTACACTCATCTCATACAAGGACATGGATGGTAATCTGATACCACAAGAGATACTGGATGCAGCAGTGGGAAGATGAGCGCCATGGTGAGCGAAGAGAAACTTGAGCAGTATAGGGAAGATGCTCTTCGCGAGGAGTATGAGGAGATGCATCAGGCTTACTGCACGCATGAGAATGCCTACATTCAGGAGTTCAGAGCAACCGTCAAAGGAGACGAGCCAAGCGAGATTTTCGAACTGGAGGCAGAGCACTACTGCCCGGACTGCGGCAAGACTAGATGGGTGCACTTCGATTTGGACGATGAGATGTACTACAAGTCACCGAGAGGATGGATTAGCGTGACAGGCGAGAGCAGTGAAGTGTTGGAGGACTAGGCATGGGGGAGATAGGCAAGACCGCAGCAGCAGATTGCTGGGTATGCAATCAGACATTCACGTATGTCGTGAAGAAAGGTAGGCAACCAACTCGATGTCAGGATAATCCTGCATGTCAGACTCTGTACAGGAAGATGGTCAGGAAGCCAAAGCCTAGAGTGGTGAGGCAGCATAAGTGCCTAGACTGCGACACCATGATTACACAGACTGGCAAGGGTAGGACAGTCCTACGATGCCAACCATGCAAGACTAAACTCAGAGCACAGCAGAACGCCACATACAGGGAGACGGCATACGTTCCCCTCGAAAGGTCACAGACATGCACTGACTGCGGTTGCGACATGGGAATCAAGACAGGGAGGGGCAAACTCAAGCAGAGATGCGATGCCTGTCAGAAGAAGAATCACAACAGGCTGGCTAGGGAATCAGCCAAGAGGCACTACAAATCCGTGGTTAGGAAATACACATGTGCGACCTGCAACAACGAGTTCGAGCAGATGGGACGTGGAAAACTCAGGAAAACCTGCCCTGAATGCAAGGAAAAGTCCGCCACTTCAAATACTCTCGATAACAATGTGAAGAATATGGAGTTATTACAGGCGCTGATTGAAGAGAAGGAAAACGAAGACAACCTAGACGCACTGATGTGGGAGGGGATGCAATGAGTTTAGTGATATTATCTCCTCTCTACCAAAGGCTGAAGGGCAAACACGAAGGAATAGTGTTAGCACTTGATATCATCAACAGAAGAGATGTGAGTCCAGCATCCGTTCGATGGTTGATTAAGGAAAAGGAAGATGTCGAACGCCAAATCGAAGAGAGGGTCAGAGAATACGAGCAGTGGCACGAGGGTGAGGAAGAATGAGCGGGTCGATGAGGACATGCACGTCATGTCAGATGCAGTTCAGGGTCAACTCCCATAGAGAGAGGAGATACAAGTGCTACGTGTGCAAGCCCGATAGGAAGAACGCAAGCATGCAATCGAACAAGAGAAGGGCCAATGCAACCAGCGATGCTCTAGCGAGACTCACTGAGTTGGAGGATAAAGTCGAGCAATTGGCCGTACAGTTCGATTTCTACGGGAGCAGCATCGAGACAATCAGGGACACTGTGATTGAGGACGTAATAGGAGTGACGCAGGAGAGAGTCCAGCAAGTCACTGGAGAAATCATAGAGAGATTGGTCAACAAGAGAATCACCGACTTCAAGGAAGGCATGTGGGCGCAGATGAGGTCCATAGACAACAAGCACGAAGCGAAGGACGACGTGGTTCACGAGCAGTTAGAGGATGTGCATGGCAAGATAGGGAATCTCAATGTCAGAATACACGAGTTGCAGCAACAGATAATCGCAGAACGAGAGTCGATGAAGGAGGCATTCGAATTGGTGGGAGAGGGCAAAACAGCAGAGTCGGTGATGAGCAAGAGTCGGAAAACCGCCGCTTCCAATCTTTTGAAGAACAGATTGCTCGTGTCCAACATATCGATACCGAAGGGACACTACAAGGTACTCGTGAAGATAGTCAACGACTGTTGGGTCAGGGCCGGAAGAGAAGGGAAGAGTCACACGGATGTAGACTACGACATGAAGGCGATTGCTCTAATCATGGGTTCAGCCCTCGCCAACGCTCAGAGATACACGAGGGAACTGCGTGAGATGGGTCTCATAGGTAAGAGAAAGATAACCACACCGTTTGGCGAGAGAGGAGTGCGATATCGTTATCACATAACCAATGCCACATTAGACCACTTCCAAGCACTGGAGAAGCAGAAAGAGGAGAAATCGAAATGAATGCCGGGTGGCCCATGAATCCAATGTTTGTCCTCGACAATCATGACCCAATCAAGATAGCATGGTCGCTCTTGAAAGAGGAAGTCAGACTGCGAGGCTCAACTGGAGCATCCCTGAGAACCCTGCCTGATGGTAGGAGGGTAGTGGTCAAGAGAGGGGGATTCGGTGGTGGCGACCCTGAAGGGCATATAAGAAACGAGTACGATATGAATCGATACCTGAATGCTCTCGGAGTAGGAGTGCCCGAAGCCGAGATGGTAGATGAGGGCAGTCGACCCACCATGCTTACCCAATTCGAGGAAGGGGCTGTGCCGATAGGCCCGCTAGACACAGCCAAACTCAGGCAAGATGTCGTTCCCCATGCGCTCATAGCGAACTGGGACGTTGTTGGCATGGAGGACGATAACGTGCTACGTCGTCCCGATGGCAGCCTCTCCTACGTCGATGTGGGTGGGGCTGGCCCATACAGAGCACAAGGTGCTAGAAAAGGCCCTGACTTCGGTCCTACTGTAAATGAGTTTGAGACATTCCCACAGCACATGCCTCAATACTTTGCAGGATTGACCGATGAAGAAATCGGCAGGTCATACGACCGCTATGGTGGGCAGGATGCGATGGAAGCGGCACTGAATCACTTAAGAAGCAGGGATACAGCCGACACCTTACGACAGAGGATATCCGACGTCGCGAGAAGGGTCGCTTGATGGAAGAGAAGACGATAATCTACCTAGCATTGGAGTTCGGCGTGAAGCCTCAGTACATAGGCTCCATACTCAGGGCGTATAACAACATCAGACTGGACGACAACTGGTCGAACGTGAGGAGCGATAGGAATCTGCTCATAGACCTGCTCTACCTGTACGGAGTCAAATCAGGCTCCTCAGTCACAATCAAGAGAGCCTTCAAGATAACTCAGAAGCACTTCGGCAAGGGCACGAGACCAACACCGAGCAAGTGGTATGATAATCACGGTCATTTGGTGGTGTGATGAAGTTCACAGAACTAGCAATGCTATGCGAGGCTGAACGCCTCGGTGCCAAGTTCAGGCTTCCCTCTGTATCCAAGCAGGAATCCATTGCCATTCACTCCCTGTTGTTCAATAATGAAACCTTGACTCGAAGAAAGATACTGTCAATAGTGGCAGAACAACTGGAAGTGCCTTATGATGTGCTCGCCTCCCTAGGAGATGATACCGCATCCTTACTCTCATCAGAGAGCAGTGCATCGAATCGGTCCACTTGGACATTGGATGATGCTCTCACTGTGAGGGATGCTATAGTGTCCGGGTCATTCGACTACCTATCACTCAGCAAGCAGATGAACGAGATAGACGCTATGCTCCTTTGGCGCTCAGTGCTAGGTCAGAGGATGATAACGCCATTCACCCTGCTCAAGAGCATCGCTCCTGACATGTCGCCCGATGTCATATCATCCAGCAGGTCATTCCTGACCGACATGGAGGTTCTGTGTGCATTGTACGATGACAGAAGCAAACTGCTAGACCCCAAGAAGTGGGACGAGAAGCCAAACGCAGCACTGAGGCCTAGGAGATGGCTACCATGGAAGAGCAACGCTCCAGTGGAAATGACCCATTACCAAGAGGTACCGAAGGGCAAGGTGACCTTGGAGTACGACGAGGAGAGGGATGTCGTGATAGAGAGGGTCGGCAACGTAGTCACCGATGTGGCATTCACCCAACAACCCACGCTTGGTCTGTTGGAGAGGATGAAGAAGTACAACGACATGACGCGGCACAGCGAGGAGGAGATGGCTTGGCCACAGCAGATACCATCTTGGGAGAGCATAATCAAGAAGGAGGGAACCGTACGATTCCCGAACCTTAGCGCATTCGCTCCTGATGACTATGGTGGTTATGTGCTGATGAAGGACTCCCACATACATCCACTCAGGCTATCGGCCTACAGACACACTGATTCGTTGCAGTTGAAGGTAGAGGCTGCGGACGGTTTTGATGACTTCGTGCCCGTTGGATTTTGCACAGTTCATATACTCTCGATGGTTTCGGCCTTGCAGTTTGACCTTCAAAGAATACTTGGCTCTAATACGAATGAGAAAAGTCAGTGGTACGTTATACCTGAAGACACCACCATAGTGGTGGAGGTAGCATCCCCCTTCGTGGATAGGAGAACAGGTGAGTTGAGTGACCCTGTGTACATGGGTCTGAATGGTGACCTAGGTGTGAGCGACATAACTCAATACGTGGATTTGGTGGGCATAGATGCAAGTTGATGATAGAAGAGAAGAGTGGATGGGATTAGGCATCCTGCTTGGAGAGGTTAGGTTCAGGACTTGGGTGGAGAACAGGGACGACTCCAAGTTAGGGATGAGGGTGAGGTCTTCCATAGGTTGGAGGTCTCTGTTCTCATCAGGCAGTATGATGCAACAGTCTTGCGTGGAGCGCTTCCTGATGTCGTTCGACATAGAGTTGAAGGAGAAGTACACTAGTCAGGAGGATTTGTTCAAGTGGATGGTCGTGCTTGACAAACTGGAATCGATGTACGAGATATCATACTCTGTGTCCGATAGGAAGGGACTTCACATGATTAGGTGGGTGTTCGACAACGAAGTCCCTTCGACATGGGACGAGTTCATCAAGTGGGTAGAAGCCTTCGACGAGGAGGCGGACATGGTAGAATCCTTTTGACTATATAAACTGGAATAGATAAGAAAGTCATGGAGCAGCAGCATCGAGCCACAGTGCGAGACGTAGACGATTTAGTTGGGCAAACTGCGTTGAAAGAGGATATCGTACGGTGGGGGCAAGACGCAAAGTCAGTCCCGACTGCATTGCTCTTCCATGGGCCACCCGGCACAGGGAAGACGAGCAGTGCGGTATTGATAGCCCGGACGCTGCTGGGACTTGAGTGGTTCGACTCGAACTACATCGAGTCCAATGCCTCAGATGACCGAGGCATCTCCTTCATCAGGGACGAGTTGAAGCAGTTGATGAGAGTCAAGCCCATTGGCCTACACAGGAAGGTCATACTGCTAGATGAGGCAGATGGACTCACGCCAGCAGCGCAGGACGCGATGAGAAGGCTGATTGAGAAGTACTCCAAGCACACCCTGCTGATACTCACATGCAACGATTTGGAGAAGATACGACCTGCAATACGTTCACGCTGTGCCGTCTACGGTTTCAGTCCAGTGGACCCAATTGAAGGAGCAGTACGCCTGTCCAAGGTCTACGACATCGACAACAAGGACATACTATTCAAACTGGTCAATCTCATGAAGGGAGACCTACGTGGCTGCATCAACCTACTCGATGCTGCTGGAGATGCCTATGAGACCCGCATCAACGAGTTGGAGTCCTCGCTGGATGACAGCGTAGCAAGGGCACTGGAAGGCGATTGGATGAGACTGAGAAGCAACTTACACGGTAGTCTCAGGTCAGGCGTAGGATTGAACTACGTCCTGACTGGATTCTACGACAACATATACGACCATTTCGAGGAGGAGGACAACCTCGATTCGATTTGGCGTATGATGGCCGCATACGGCGACGTGCTGGTTCACAAGCATACGTGGATTGGCAATCAATACTCCTACCTAGATTACTTGGTGGCGAAAATGAAAACGGAAGTGGAAAGAAATGAATGAACAGAACAGTGAAATGGCGAATGAAGAAGGGGGTACGAATCCCTTCAAGGCATCTAGGAAGCAAGAAGACTGGCCCGAAGAGGTCATGATACGCTTCAAGATGAGTGCAGAGAGAACAGGCGAATCCGTCGATAAGGTGGCAGAGGCCTTCATCAAGCACATTGCGGAGCAGTGGGGATGCACCGATTGGAAAGCAGAGGACGAGGATGTCCTAGTAGACTGGGCAGAGGGAATGCTCATCGAAGACAGAAGCAGCAACGTCAGTGGCGGCGGCGGGGATACCGTGCAGTTCGTCGGACATTGGATTGGCGTCGAGGACAAGACGTCTGACAGGAATGGATGGAGCGTTAGGAATGCTACACAGAGGTGGACCGAGAATCAGAACGAGGCCATCTCCGATGGTGTGGTTGGGCACTACTTCAAGGAAGACGGGGTATGGGTCATCAACACTGCCAACGGCGCAGTAGTGACGACCGACCCAATCGATGAGAAGCCAACGCTGGCATTCCGCGTAGGTGATGATTACCTATGCCTTCTGTCGAAGCAGGGCAGACCTTACCCACCTGAGCGAATAGGCAGGTACTATCGCTTCCTAGGCAACGAGAAGAATGCGTTCTTCACTGGTGAGGGAGCCAAGGCTTGGAGGGTCGACCTGACTGATGACAACAGGCACTTGGAGATAGACATCGGAGTGCCCGTATCCATACAAGTGAGACTACCCACTACACAGAACGAGGCGTTCCAAGACGTGCTTGGCACTAACTACAATTTCAGCGAGACGATGGCCTACGGTCACGACTGGTGCCCTGAGCACCTACAGTCGTTGCTTGACCCTTTCAAGATGTGGACTGACGCTGATACGGTCGGTGACTTGGCAGTGGGATTGCACAACTTGGAGGATGCCTTCGAGAGCGGCAAGCGCACCTTCACCGGCAGAGACGGTCAGCAGGGCGTAGTGGGGCCTGATGTCATAGTACGTGGCACAGTGACCCGCATGAATACAGAGGGAAGAGAGAGCGAGTGGGATGAGACCGGCAGGAACTTTAGCCTGTCAGTCACCAGCCTACACTTGCAGAACAAGGAAGAAGGTCGACGTGCAGAGGTGGTTGGCTGGGTCAGCGGTGCATGCAACGATTTGACCCATCCGTTCCACTTCAGGGACGTAGATGGTGAACTTTGGGGATACGGACAGAGGAGCAGTGTACTGGTCTATGGACGTCTGAAACTCAGAGTACAAGATGGAGAGACGAGTCCGCAACTGTCGGTGTTCGGTGTGTACACTGACCCCAAGAAGGCTTGGAGACAAGCCGGGGGCGGTGACACTGGAGCGGCACAGTTCGACTAAACAGAGGTGAAAAAATGGCGACAGCAAAGAAAGCAACAGCGAAAGAAGTGAAAGAAATGAAAACAACGATAGACGAAATGACGAAAGCGATACAGGAGTATGAGGGCCTAGTAGCAAGACAGCAAGTACAGATTAGAATGCTTGAGGAGTTTGCGAACGGTATCATCCAAAGGAGTGGCCAACTACAGTTGGACGTCCAAAACATGAACAAAGCCCTCGCTTCACAGCAGCAAGGAGCGACGGTCGATGGCAATACTGAATGATTACGAGGCCTCCTACCTAATCACAGCAGTTGATAATCAACTGCTATTAGTTGAAGCAGTAGAGACGAACTTTGTCGGTGCTCGGAAGATGATTAACTTGTGCAGATACATGAGAGACATGTGGGATACTGAGGAGTACACAGGTGTCATAGAGTTCTGCAACTTCATGTTGGATGATAAGGAACTCGCTAAGGAGTTCAAAGAGCAGTACAGGAACACGAATGACAAGTCGCTAGGATGGTTCGATACCGAGGGAGAGAAGGAAGCATTCATCTCAGCAAGGGGCCAAGGCGATTGGTACGAACAGTACGAGTATGCGGTAGGTGATAGATGATGGCAGGTTTCGGTCAAGCGAAGGCAGCGGAGTTGAAGGCTGCTCACGAGGAGACGAAGGGGAACCCCTTTGAGGACTTGGAGGCAGAACTCAGGGACGTCAACGCAAGCAAGCCGAACACGCACATCTTCCTAGCGGTAGTGGGCAAGGAGAACACTGGCAAGAGCGCCATCATCTTCGACTACTATCAGAAGTACTGCGACAAAGAGGACGAGGTGAACAAAGATGAGTGATGTATGGGCAGAAGTAAGAGTGAATGACAATTGCATGTGGAGGCTGAAAGGCAAGACTTGGAACGAGGAGCCTTCGCTGGAAGAGATTCAGAAGTCGGTTGGCGGATACTACGAGATGATGCCTCAGTCCTACTTGATGGATGACATCGGTGCGATGTACGTCAACGACAAGGGTATGCTACACGGACTGGACATCAACCAACTGGCTACTCAGCAGACTACTATGCTGGCTCCTGCCGTTGTGGGTAATACGATTATCCGAGTGGATGAGAAGATTCTGACTAAGAAATACTGGTTAGCAGGAGATGAGAGCGAATGAAGCAGTTTTGGGTTATCGACTTCGACAGCGGTGGCTCTGCCACCAAGTCGGCCTACTACGCCAAGAACGCGAACATCAAGTGCTGGGAACCATGGGTCTACATGCAAGGCTCACGAAGCGCCTACGACTATCCTGCGACGCATGACAGAGTGATGAAAATCATGCAGTTCGCACTGGACAAGTCAGACGAACTGTGGGGCGTGCTCATCAGCGGCGTCGACCAGTGGGACAACGTGGCTACGAACTGTATGCGCATCGCCGATTTGGGACTTAGCAAGGATGGAATCGAGGCGGCGGACAATCGCGGCGTCGGTGACAACACTCGCGTGCAGAACCAGTGGGACTGGGCTGTGAGAGTCACTCGATTCCACCAGTTGACCGCCATGTGCAGAGCACTGGTCAAGAGGGGAGTGCGAGTCTTTTGGGAGACTCACATGAAGGACGTGTACAAGGACGGCAAGGTGAGTCAGTCCGATGGTGCACCTGCATGGGAGAAGAGCAGCGCTGGCTACATGTTTCAGATACTGCACTGCAAGAGGCACGACAGCAGGGACGAGGACGGCAACGTGATTGGAGAGAGGTACACTGCCAAGTTCATCAAGAGCAAGACGGATGCGACCCTCCAAGGTCAGGAAGTGACCACGCTAATCACAGAGCAAGGCAAGCCTCCCAAGTTCATGGGACTACCTGAACTAGCACGACTGGAATGATTGACTATATAAACTGGGTTTGGGGTTAGTGATATGGCATCGATTACACTGGACAAGAAGACTTGGCTCAAGCACTTGGGCCAGTTCCAGTCGAACATCAACGACCTGTGCTTAATCGTCTATGAGAACCCGTCATGCCTAGGCTATGGCGTTGGTTATCAGACGCACTTCTACCGTATGTTCGAGCAGTATCCCGATGCAAGCAACGTCAAGGCTGGGAAGTTGGAAGTCAGCGACTTGGCCAAGGTGTGCACCTTCCTGAAGAAGTGCGATGGCATGGTCACCATGAAGCAGACGAATGGCGGTAAGACGCTCTACGTCTATCAGGGCAATCTCAAGTTGAGCATGCCAGTGACCGACATCAAGAGCAACAAGATAGTCAAGAACTACGAGGCACTGGTCAAGAGCGCACAGGAGGATGACTGGGATTCCTTCGGTGCTGATGACTACAAGGTGAGCGCTAGGACGAAGTTGGCTGAGATTATCAAACTGTCAGGGCTATCCAGCCTAGTCAGCAAGAACGCCGACTATCGTGTGTCTGTGGACACAGATGCAGGTGAGATATCGGTATCGATGGGGAAGCAGCATGACACCAAGGTCTTCGCCGTGAGTCACTTGTCTGACATCGATGCAGCCAGTGGCAACCATGAGTACCACTCATCCTTCGGGCCTTGGCTGCTTCCCTGTCTGTCGCTGGTCAATCCGAACATGACGTCTAGGATTCACTTCGGGGAGAACACCGGACTAGTGGTCAGGCAGACTAGCAACACAGTGCAGAGACTTCTTATCATCATAGACCAACAGGTGTAATCATGATTATCGATTACTTCTACCCAGCAGACAGTTGGGAGGGAGTGGGGCAACCCTCCCTCTTCATCAAGTATCGAGGGTCCGATGGCCTACCAGTACAGCACATCATCAATCCCTCGCCTGAGAACTCGCCATTCAATGACAACCGCGACCTGTACATATCACCACACTGCTGGATACCACAGAACACTCATCCTAGGAAACTGAGCAGAGTGTGCGCTAGGTATGCTGGCACGAGGGTCAGGGACACCATAGAAGCCACTGGCATCATGTCCAACAGACCGGGTGAGCGCATCCCACTGTACAGGCTCGACCTCGGCAATCCGATGGACATCCATGAGATAAAGAAGGAACTCATGACGTTCGAGGGGGACATCACCTACGAGGAGCAGGTCATGAAGCACATCTACCCAGTGGCAGATGACATCCCCGACTTCCATCCTAGGATATGGTACTTCGACATGGAGTGGCAACCCGAAGGAACTACGAGCGAGGGTGAGATAACGATGATTGCCATCGATGACACCCTCGCAGAGCATCCAGTGGTATTCGCTTGGAAGCACTGGCAACTCGACAAATACACTGACTTCATCGAGAGGGAGGGAGGCTACATGCTTCATCTGTTCAACAGCGAGGAGGAGATGCTCAATGCGATGCTACTCCACTTGGAGGCATGCGACCCTGACATACTCATTGCTCACGCCCTGCTTTGGGCAGACCTTCCGAAGTTGGTGGAGAGGCTCGACGTGTACAGGAAGGGAGACAAGTTGAGTCCAGTGGGTCAGGTAATCAGGAAGGGCAAGAAGGGCTACAAGGAGAATGCACAACCGATTCTAGGTAGGCTCTGCTACGATACCGCACAGGAGTGGAGCACTGGGGCTGGCCTTGAGGCCCTGTGGCAGAAGAGCGGACGTGGGCAGTTCAGGAACAGGAAACTGGCAACCATCGCAGAGGACATGGAGTTGGACAAGGAGTTCGGTGAGCAAGGAGAGAAGATGGAGGCAGACGTCTTCACGTGGTGGACTGAGAACTTCGATGAGTTCGTCGACTACTGCGTGCGTGACACCACGCTACTGAGAAAGGCATCAGAGAGAATCAACGTCATCCCGTATCACCTAGCCATGCAGAAGCACTGCGGTGTACCATTCAAGAGCACATGCAACGTGTCTAGGTACCTACGCGGCTTGATATCTAGGGCGACTGACCTCAAGGCTCTGACCACCATGAACTCAAGGAGGGACGAGTATCAGGCTGCCACAGTGCCCGACACGGTTGCTGGAAGGCACGAGAACGTCGCTTGCATAGATTTCAAGTCGATGTACCCCACCATCTTCGTGGATGCAAACTTGTGTCTTACTACCAAGAGAAATACAAGTGGTGAGAATATTCGCACGGTGGGCAATGGCACGCACTGGGACACTGAGACGATAGGAGTCATACCATCCATCCTCAAGGGCATGCTCGAACTGAGAGCCAAGTACAAGGGACTGCTCAAGGAGGCGAAGACCGAAGAGGAGAAGTTGCAGTACGACATGATGCAGACCGCAGTCAAGGTCGCCACTAACGCAGCCTATGGCTACGTCTCGCAGAAAGCAGTGTCAGGTGGTTGGATTGACCCTGACATCGGTGCCACCATCACATACTACGGCAGACAGTGCATCCGCACTCTGCTGGACAAGAGCGATGAGGCTGGCTATACTGCGCTCGCAGGACATACAGACTCAGGCTACATTCAGATTCCATTCGACGAGATTGAGTCGCACTTGAACACCCTCAACTCCTACATTCAGGCGAAGTACGACCTGCCGAACATGGAGATTGAACTTGAGGCATACTTCGACTACTGGCTCACAGCCGGGGTCAAGAATCAGAACTTCGGCATCATGGTGTGGCCACCTGAGAAGAAGGGCGTGCTCAAGGTCACGGGATTCTCGTACAAGGCATCGAGCGTCTCACCAGTGACGAAGGAGGTGCAGGGCAGGATATTCCAAATGATTGGCACTGGTGCTGAGGAGGAGGAGGTGACGGCCTTCATCAGACCGATAGCAATCTCCGTGTTGAGGGGAGACAGGTCTTACGACGAACTGGCGCCCTACGGCAAATGGGGGCAAGCGAAATACAAGAAGACGCCTCCGATGGCTGCTAGGGCCGCTATGTACTACAACGAGTTCATCAACCCAAGGGAGCCATTCAGAGTGGGGGACAGCCTACAGTGGCTCTACGTGAAGGCCGCGCCTGACAACAAGCCTGAAACACAAGTGGTCGGTTTCAGGGACTCGGATGAGATTGAGTTCTTCCACATCGATTACGACAAGTGCGTTGAGAAGTTCATCCGCATGAAGATATTCAGGATATACGAAGCGCTCGGTTGGGATGTGAAAGTGGCATCGGGAGCGGCTGTCCCAAAAAGACACTTTTGACTATATAAACTGGGAATGAGGTACTAACTATGTGGATTGGATTGAACGACGGCTGGTTGAGCATCGTGGCAAACAGGAACGACGACGAGACATTGCTAGTGAGAGCAAGGAGCGAGTCTCACATCATGTCAGCGTTTCCTGACTGTGACATGTTCGTACTTGAGAATGCAGACTACCCTTACAGGGCATACATAGAGAGACGCCTTGTGGCTAATCAGATATCGAAGAGGCTGATGGAGATTGACTATGACAACTTCAAGGCATCAGTGCATCTGACGCAAGAGCGTACTCCGAATGGAGAATGGAAGGGGCAGAAGTTGCACGACATGTACTCCAGCATGTGGCACGATTGCTATGTGACGTACCTAGATGAGAGGCCTTGATATGAGCAGGATAGAGGACGAGGTGTGCAAGAAGATACAGGGCAGAGCAGCCGTGGGCAAGGACAAGTACGGCGTCACCATGGAGACTGCACCTCTGTCCAAACTAGAGTGGCTCAGACATGCGCAAGAGGAAGCCATGGACTTGGCTGTGTACTTGCAGAAACTGATAGAACTGGAGGAAGAGTAATGCCAACAAGAGGGATGTGTGATATCTGTTGGTGGTGCGGTGGCAAACTCATTTGGCAGAGCGACTTCACAAAGGAAGAGGTATTCGGAGAGGGTGAGGGCATGGTGACATACCTGACATGCTCTAAGTGCAATGCAGAGGTACAGTACACTACGGGGGATGAGGAATGATATCGAAGTGCAATTGCGGATGGCAGGGGTTGACTGACACTATGATGGTGAATGGCACGCCCATGTGCCCCAATTGCCGCAAGCCATTCTCACAGTTCAGATGCGAGGGGTGTGGAGATTGAAGTTCATGAAGTTCAACCCCAATGAGGAGACCCTCATGGACAGGGGGCCTGAAGCGCATACCCCTGAGTTGCTTGAATCGTATCACTCAAGCACCTATGCATGGCAGCCCGGCATGACAGATGACGATGGCAACCCCATGAAACTGAGGATATCCAAGTCGTCTTTGAGCGGCTTCGGGTGGTGCCCATACCAGTACAAGGCGAACTACATCTACAACCTGAGTCAAGAGGAGACGGAGGACATGGTGAGAGGTACGAACGTTCACGCCATAGTTGAGCACTTTTGGGACGCTGTAAAAGACGTGAAGGATGAAGCGATTGAATTACTGGAGGCAGGAAAAGAAAGGCAATCTAGGCGTCTGTTGAAGAGCGTCATACCCAAGCCTCCCATGCCCTACTTGCTTGGAGAGGATGAGGTCATAGACACATGGTTCGAATGGCAGTGGAATCGCTTCAAAGTCACACAGGGATACAACTGGGCAGCAGTAGGCAACGAGGTATCCGCTCATGCCAGCATAGATGTGGATGTGGATTTGGAATTGGAACACATGATAGTCCCCGTGCATCTGAGAGGTTTCATCGACACCATATTCCCTGATGGTGATGGAGGGTTCGTACTGATGGAATTGAAGACCGGCAAGTGGACTCCCAAGAAGGCGAAGAGCATGAGGGAGGAGATGCAGTTCTACCGACTCATGCTTGAAGAGGGGAACTACATGAAGTACCTACCAGTCACTCATTGGGCTTGGGAGTTCCCAAGAGGATGGGCGAATGGTGGCACGAAAGCCGAGTGGGAACTGGAGGACACCAGTACGAGAAAAACAAGTTATGCTCCTAGGACTGTGATGAACAACATCAAGAAACTGGTGAAGGCACACATCACGGATTCATTCGAACCTGCGCCAAAGACATGGAGGGGGCCTGATGGGGAGACCCTGACGAGTTGTCAGATGTGTAGTTTTATGGAGATATGCCCAGCGTGGGCAACTGACGAGCACGAGGAGGAGGAAGTATGAGAAAAGAAATAATGAACAGATTGAGTAGAACAGAGCAGATGTTGAACGACTTGATTAGAGCAGACAACGACAGCATAGAATTGAACGTGAGATACGGCCTGATAGGGTCAAAGAGATTTACGCTTCACTTGACGAAGCAGATGACTCTCGATGCCTATGTGGACAACCCTGAGCAGGATGCGATAATGTCATTTCCAGTATTGGATGTGACAGTGCACAAGTCCGTATTCAAGGCAAAGAACGAGTGGGAGACCGCTATGACCCCCGAAGGACTGGCTGTCGAGATACACAAGTCCGCTAGGAAACTACCAAACTACGAGATAAGGTGAGTTCTTGCCATTTGTGGAACTGGACTTCCCACGGGAAGTTCTTGAGATAAGCGAGGGCGGTGTCAACGGTGGGCGTTGGCTAGTCCATGATTGGAGCGAGTTGGAGAAATACTGGCGCAACAAGAACGGACGTGGGGATGCGTACTTCACTACCTATGGGTTCAGGCAGACTCAAGCCCCCAAGCATCACAGAGCAGTCCACAACAGTGCGATAGTCAGGCACTTCGTGATGGACTTCGACTGCAAGGACTTCAAGCGCAACGGCATGCCCGTCGAGTTCTCCTTCATGCAGCAGCAAGTCAGGAGGTTGCACAAGCATCTCATGCTCAATGACTACGAGCACTACGTTTGGTTCAGCGGTGGGGGCTTCCACATTTGGGTTCCCATATCCGAGACCCATCTACCGACGGATGGTGTGGATGCCACGAGAATCAAGCGTGCTGGTAGGGAGTTGATGACCAAGTGGTACAACGAACTGGACTTATCGTGCAACGACCCCACTGTGGCATTCGACCTAGCGGGCATGATTAGGATACCCAACTCCTACAATTACAGGAGGGGATGCTGGAGCACTCCCTTACACTCGGATGAGATAATGCAGTTGGACGAGGAGGACTTGATTGAACTAGCGCAAGTCGCTAGGAATGGATACATCGTACATGGCAGCAAGAAACTGGAACTGAAACTACCTGAGAGGAAGAAGGGTATGTTCCATCAGAAGAGACGCAAGGTATCGGACTTACCGGATGTGGCGCTAGGCAACATCATCGTACTACCTTGCATCGCCCAAGCAGCACTAGGCTCAGGAAACCCACCACATCGCGCTAGATATCATCTAGCATCATACCTAGCGGACAGGCTTCGCTGGTTTCTACCGCTGGATGCGATTGACGAGAATGAACTCACGCATCACAGCAATCAAATCATTGATATATGCTCCTCTCAGGGATGGGCAGATTACAGCGAGGATGTGACGACCACACAGGTTGAGAGCATAGTCTACAAGGGCTATCCGCATGCACGCTGTGAGACCCTGATACAAGAGGGGTTTTGCGTAGGTAAATGCAGATTTCATGATGGGACAGGAGAGGAATTGTTTGAGCAGATGGTGTAAAGAATGTGGAGTAAAACTAGCAGCGAGGAACTCAAAGAGACGGACTTCCAACGGGTACAAGGACAGACTGCTGTGCCAACCATGCTTCATCAATCCAAAAGAGGAGATGAGATGCGTGAAGATAACAGCGGCAGGTAATAGGTGTAAGCACAGGAAGTCAGATGATTCTGAAAGAGGGTATTGTGCTTTCCACGAGAAGAGGAGTAAGTGAGTATGTCACAGACGATGAAGATAGACAGCAACGAAAGAGGCAAACTGTGCGAAGCAGTCATACGCAAGGCCAACAGTGCAGGTTTGATTGTTGAAAGACAGCAACTAATTGTCGGTGATTATCTACTGGGAGCAGCATGCGTTGAGGCCAAGAGCGTCGGTGACCTTCTGCATTCATGCGACAGCGGGCATCTTTGGAAGCAACTCGACAATATGGATGCCAACTACGAGAGGTTCTTCCTATTGATTCACGGTACGATAAAGGAGTACGTGAAACTGCACAAGAAGGCATACAGCGCCGTGCAGAGCAAACTGGTGGGCCTGATAGCGCGAATCATGTCAGACTTCGATTGTCAGGTATTCTTCACAGCAAACACGAGCGAGGCCGCCCAGTTCATCATCAAACTACACAACAAACTCCACAAGCCAGCGTCTAGGCATGGAGCACAGGCAATTAGGAGAGTCAGCACCAACGACGTGAGGAAGGACGTGCTACTGGCCATACCGGGAATAGGGCCTACAATGGCAGACAGGCTGCTCAAGGAGTGCGGCTCAATAGAGGAGATGCTCTACATGGATTCTCTCAAGAAGGTGAAGGGACTCGGTGACAAGATGGCCAAGCGCATCATCGCAGTGCTCACGAGTGAATCTGTGATACATGTGGAGAAAAGCATCCTCAAGAGGAATTGACTATATAAACTGGGGTTGAGAGACGGTATAGATTCCGAGGATTCCGATTCCGGTCTATACATAATGACTAAGTGCTACTGTATAGACGGACATCGGAATGACCGGAAAGGAGTGGTAATACATGAAGAAAGCAAGCGAATATGAAGTGGTAAAGAAATACGAGGTGTTCGATGGGTACATCAAGCACTTCGGTAATGTGTCGATAGACAATGATATCCCAGCGATGTTATCGTTCTTCTTCGTACAGGGGCAGTTGGCTGTTCCTTACGTGAGGATACCTTGGGGTGAGAGTCATCTTGACCCAAGGGTGCATTCGTTTTGGATACAGTCAAGCAGGACTGGCAAGTCGATTGCTTGGGAGTTCGTGGGTGACATACTGCGAGACGTGAGCATACCCACTGACCTGTACACCACAGGCACCGATGCGGGTCTGATTGGTGGTTTCGAGGAAGTGGTCATCGACGGCAACAAGGAGGTCGAGTTGAAGGAGGGCTTCCTCAATGGACGCAAGGCCTTGAACTTCGACGAGGGTTCTATCATCCTCAATCCCAATAAGCACAGTGCGGAGACGGTCCTGTATCTACAATCAGCGTGCAACCCAGTCGGAAGCAACAACAACAAACTGGTCAAGCACACCAAGCAAGGGCGCATAGAGACTGAATCGCTAGTGTCACTGTGGATTACGACATATCCCCCTGCTGGCGTCAAGGAGTACGTACTGACCAAGGGTATCTTTCAGCGAGTTCTGCTGTACTGGTCCCACTGGGACATGAAGAGGAGGCAGAACGTCAGTGAGAAGAGGGCATCGATGGCCTTGAAGAAGACCCCTCCGATGAAGGTGAAGTACGATGACATCGTTGACTACTTCACGGAGTTGGACAAGAAACTCAAGAACAGGGTGCTGGAGATAACGGAGTCATCGGTACTTGAGTGGGACACCAAGAGCAGGGAAGAGCAGGAGGAACTACTGCTGGACACCATGGAGAACATGTTCACTGGTTGTCCGAACTCGTTCCTACCCTCACTCCTCAATTCGATAGACGAGTACTATCAGTTGCTTGACGGGCTGGGACCGGGCATCAGCGATGTAGTCGCTTCCTTCATCCCTGCCATGGAGAACTACACAGTCATCTTCGCTACACACATAGCGATGATGGATGACAAGTGGGTGGTCGATGGTGACCATGTGAGAATGGCTACGGAGATTCTGTTCGACCTGTTCCGCAACCTGATATCTTGGTTGGAGGGAGAAGTCGAGATTGGTCCCAAGATGAGCGAGAGAGCGACTCAGAGGAACAAGTGGATTGTCGCAGTGCAAGCCACGACTGGATACGAGTTGGGCAATCGAGGAGAGGGCTGGCATGCCAAGGCAGATGTCATCAAAGCGTACATGTCACACACAGGCATTACGAGGGGCACTGCATACCAGCACTACGACAAGTGGGCCAAGCCGATGTTCCACGAGCAGAATGACGGACAGAAGAGATACCTACGTCTCAGGGAGGAGTTGAAGAATGGGTCTTAAAAAGAAGGTATGCTGGGAGTGCAAGGGGAGGCAGTACGTATTCAGGCAGAACGCAGACGGCGAGTACGACTGCGAACCCTGCATATGCTTGTCTCATCCACGGGAGATGCTTACAGATGAGTGATGATGTGGACCCACGAATAGCATACTCTTGGAGGCTGACCATGGGTACGAGTCAGTCTCTCGATGTGAAACAATGGCAGAAGCAAATGGGGATTGGTGAAGAGGAATGACAGATATAATGGCACTAGACATAGAGACGAGCAACTACTCATGGGAGATTGGCGGTTGGGACAACAAGGCTTTGTTCGACACATCCGTCGTGGCTACATGGGATGGCAAGGATGGGCACATATTCACGAAGGCAGACGTACTGCTTGATGGTGCGGAGACGCACGACCTGCATCCACGCACGCTAGGTGACCACATCACAGCCCACATAGAGAAGGGCGGTAGGATACTAGGTCACAACATCATCAACTTCGACTTACCAGTGCTCAAGGAGTCGCTTGACTGCTGGGCAGCGGGCGATGTCATGCAGAAGTCAGACAGCATCATAGACACGAAACTGCTCTTTCAGAAGTCATCGCTACCATACGGCAAGTTGGAGTCTTCATTGCAGTCATTGGTATCACACACGCTTGGCAAGAGCAAGAGCATGAGCAGCGTGGATGCGCCTAGAGGATGGCGCGATGGTAGGTACGAGGAGGTGTGCGACTACTGCTTGAAGGACGCGCAACTGACGTACGACATATACGCACATGCGAAGGAGCATGGCGTCTTGAAGTCGAGGTCTTTCGAGACCGGTGACATAGTGGAGGTAGAATTGGAATGGTAAATGAAGAGAGAACGAAAGACGAAGAAATATGGGAGTTAAGGCGGGCCTTTAGCATCCTGTACACGATGATAACGAGAGGGAACAACCTCTTCGATATCTCTAGGACGACATCTAGGCTAGCGCAAAGAGTGCGTTATCCGTTTGTGGAAGAGATAGCAGGTGAGGAAGAATGAGCGACACCAAGACGGAGACGACATTGAGAAGCAACATAGAGGCGGCACGTATCATAATAGACACGGTGAAGACCACGCTAGGCCCCATGGGTCGAGACAAGTTGCTGGTCGACGCTGGTGGTAATACCATCGTCACCAATGACGGCGCTGCAATCCTAGGGGAACTGGATGTCAGCCATCCGGCAGCGAAGATGATTATCGAGTGTGCCAAGACGCAGGAGGCCGAGTGCTACGACGGCACGACATCATCGGTCATAGTGGCTGGCTCTCTGTTGAAGAACAGCGAGGCCCTGCTCAACAAGGGTCTGCACCCCAATGTGGTGTCCAAGGGATATCATGAGGCTGCAAGGCTGTGCATGGAGAGACTCGATAAGTTGACGGTAGGCCATACGGGTGACTTCTCGGATAGTCCAAAAGACAGGGAAGATGTGTTGAGACAAGCAATCACTACTGCAATCACAGGCAAGACGCTAGAGGCAGACGTAGACCATGTGGTGACACTGGTCTCAGGCGCTGTTGATAGCGATGAGAAGCCGAGAGTCATATGCATACCCGGTGGTAGCCTATCCGACTCCGAATTGTGGCATGGCGTAGTGGTCAACAAGACGTTCACCCAACCCATTCAATGGCCAAAGGCGAAAGAGGATGCGATAATCCACCACGACAGCGGTAAGTACGTATCCAAGGAAGGACTCAGGAACATCCTCCTACTGAACAAGAGCAGTGATGAGTCCAAGTCTGAGGAAAATGTACAGGTCCAACTGGATATGAAGGGGTACTCTCAGATGAAAGCCACAGCGAAGGAGGATGCTCTATCGTCTGCTAAGTCGATTGTATCAGCATTCGATGGCAAGGCCGGAGTCGTGTTCGTCAGAGACCAAGTTGAGGATGCGATGGTGTCGTATTTGAAGAAGCACTACATAGCAGTGGTCAGGCTAGTGCCTGAAAGCGTAATGCAAGCGCTGTCCAAATCAACAGGCTCTACGGTGTACCATTCCCCCTCAGAGGATATGGATGTACAGCCTACCATTGTAGAAGAGAGAGAATTAGATGACGTGAAATACCTATTCGTCTTGAGTAATTCGACTGATGACCATGAGGTTGCACAACCCGTTGTGAAGACCTTAATCATCAGAGGCTCTACGAGAACCACACTGGATGAGACTGAGAGGGGATTCGACGATGCCCTAGGTGTCGCGTCAATCATACACAACGGCGGAGCCGCGGTTTGGGGTGGTGGAACTACCTACTGCGCACTTGCCATGCACATCAGGAACGAAGCAGCGAGCGTCAGCGGCAGGAAGCAGATGGCTATCGAGGCATTCGCGGATGCACTGGAGAGCATACCGTCCACGCTAGCGGAGAACAGCGGGCATGACCCACTGGACTGCATACTGGCTATGCGGAAGGCACTGTACGATGACCCTAAGATGAAGAGACAGGCTCTAGGGCCTGATGTTGAAGAGGGCGGACTCATTGACATGAAGAAACTTGGAGTGCTAGAGCCAGCCAAACTGGTCAGGCAATCCATCATGAGCGCTACTGAGGTCACCACTGCCATGCTGAAGATTGACGACATGGTAGCGAAGAAGGGTGAATGAATGAAGACATGGTATGTGACGAAGGCAGGTAGACTGTCGAATGGTTTTGGTTTAGATAGCGGTAGAGTAAATCATATCGTTGTCTCGGAAAACCCTCTCCCTCCGGGTAGTCAAGCCAATGCTTTGTGTGGGACTTACCCAAAGGTCTCGTGGGATTTCAAAAGCCACGAAAAACCAACAGGCAAAGTCTGTGCAAGGTGTCTAGCGAAGAAGGGCGAGTAGATGGGCAGGTTGATGGACAGGCTTCGTGTCACATGCAGGGAATGTGGACACAAGCACATTCCTCGCCGCCTATCTGCGCGTTATCACGATGGCGATAGGAAGAGATTACAACTGTGGCAATGCAAGGAGTGCGGTCACTTTTGGCAGGACTCTGTGTTCAAGAAGCAAAGCAAATAACCGGAATAACAAAATAGAGTGGTGTAGAATCCACACCACATGGGTTTATTCCGTTGGTTTGCGCGTAAGTTGATGATGATAATGGGCCATGCTTATGTGTGGTTGGACAAAAGGGTACAGTACAGTGATGAAGAGGTGAGAGAGGTATTGGGATTAGCGATAGACCAAGACCTACAGACTTCATCAAGGTACGAATTGTGTCGACTAATAGAAGCGGAGTTCAAAGTGCCGAAGGATTCGTTTTGGAGTCTGCATAGCACGCAGAAGATACGCTTCGCAGCACAGCAGATACGTGAGATGAAGAAGCCCAGCAAGTTCGAGATGGGGTATTGATGCACAAGAACCTGCCTTTGAGGAAGATAAAGACCTGTAGAAGATTTGATTGGTGGAGGTGTGAGTTAATATGAAGAGAGAGTATTCTAGGTGTGCTATGTTTGTAAGATGCATAACTGAGATGTTTGAAGATTGGGAGGTGGAATAGTGATAGTAGACAATGCGTTGATTAATGATATTGTGAATACGGACATGGATGTCAATTTAGCACCAATGCTTCCTTTTGTTGTAATAACCTTGATTTGTATAGGCTATGCGACAAGAAGTCTGTGGGCTTGGAGCAAGTTCAGACCTTGATTACGGGAACATGACACCTCTAGGGTGCTTGTCAGCGAACCAACTGGGTTGTGAGGGTTGGTGCTTCGCATACGAGTTAGGGGGCACATCGCCGTATATGTCCTGTAGGGTAGCGGGCCAATCCAGTAGGGCTTGTCTGTAAGCAATCAGTTCAGTCTGCTCCGTCTCGCTCAAGTCTGCCCAAACGAGGGGCTTGGACTGGAAGAAGTCAACATAGACTTCCAGCATCCAATCCCTAGTGCCTCTGACTTTGGCCATGGCCTCTTCCATCGTTATCGTTATCTCCTCGCCATGCTCTCCTATTGCCATCTAATCGCCTCATGTCTCCCTGAATGTGACTGCAACCCTAACAGGACCGACTTGTGTATTAGTGTATCCTGATAATCCAGTTGCCCTCAAGTTGAATGTGTCACCTGCTGAGAATGTAGTACCATTACCACTGAACGATGTGAATGACTTTTGGAACACATTGCCACCCGTCCCACTTGCGTTGTATTGGAAGGTAGTGGTTGATGCCGCTTCGTTCTTGAAGACGGTTATGGTTTGGTTGCTTGAGTTCGTCTCGCTTCCGTTGTTTCCAAATGTCATGTGTATGGCTTCCAACTCACAATCCATCGGTATGGGGAATCCGAAGTCAGCACCTGAAGCAGACCTCGTAGTGTTGTGGACACCATTACCATATGACATGAAGAAACCATTCGCATTACCTGCCGCTGCCGTTGATGAGACGTAGAAATCAGATTCCTCACCGTGTATGACGAATGTCTTAGCCGACAGCCCGCCTATTCTAACCAATGAGATGTATGTTCCATCCTGCTGTACCTGTACCTGACTTGTTTGGTCTGCGTCGTTCTTTCGCATCTTCACTGACACTACGTCGTTCGCTGATAGTTCCACTACCCCTGACCAATGGGCAACCATGTCGTCGTCATAACTCGCACCCCTTGAGTAGCAAGTGGCTAATGTGTAATTCAATGCAGTGCCGTTGACATAGAGTCTAGCATGCCCGACGAACCTGTTTGTGCCTGTGTTCTCGGTGTTGATGCTGTAGTCAATCTGATAAGTCCCAGCAGATGTGACAGTTATCTCTTCGGGGCTGCTGCTTGTGCTATGCGTGAAGATTGAGTCCTTGGAAATCTCGCTCAACCAAGTGATTGGCTGTGCTGTGGTGTTGTTCACGTTTATGAGAGTGGTTGCATCTCCTGTGCCTGTGTTCTGGATTGCGATGAACTTCTGCATGTCACCGCCACTACTACCACTGCTTACCGTTGCGAATGACAATGCTCCATTACCATCTGTCTGCAACACTTGGTTAGCACTGCCATCCGATGTGGGGAATGTGTATTCTCCATTGAATGTAATCGCACCGCCACTTGCTATTCCAAGTCTAACTGTCGCACTTGTAGCCGGATTAGTCGTTCCAGTGTTATTGGTAGTCCCTGTTAGGAAGTCTATTCCACCACTGCTACTGATGTTGTTGATAATCTGCAACTTGTTGCTTGTTCCTTGGAAGGCGTGAGCAGTTATGTCGCCGTCTTGTTTGAACCACATAAACGGCAAGTCTGCCTCATCGTTGTTATCGGTGTCAGCCTCGATGATAATTCCGCAATCTAAATCAGTCCCAGTTGAAACGTGTAATCTTGCATCAGGACTTGTCGTGCCTATTCCGACATTACCATTGTGTCGTATTATCATTCTGTCAGTCACAGCGTCGCTACTAGCATTAGTTGCCTTAGTAGCGAAAATCATATCTGTCCTGTAATCAGCGACATCCATCTCCTTAGCGATTATCTGCGCTCCTGCAACGGACTCCAATCTGGAAGAGATACCTAACCGAGTAATTCCTTGTACACCACCGGGATTACCTGCGCTGTTCTGTACCCTCAACGCTTCTACATCATTCGTTGCGGTTTGAACGGTCAGAGGAGCAACAGTGGATGTAGTTCCTATGCCGACTTCACCAGCGGAGTCATCGACAAAGAAATCACCACTGCCTACGTTCAAGTCTCCTGTCACTGCGAAGCCGCTGGGTGCTGCCGATATGTCAGCCCAAGACAATGCGCCGCTGCCATTTGTTTGGAGTATCTGATTGGCATTACCATCTGCGTTTGGCGTGGTTCCGGGGAATGTGAGAATCTCTCTCCTTACCCCCCAATTGCCGCTATTTACATCGCTTTCACCGCTTCTGAAGTATAGAGGCTCAACATCAACGTCATTGTTTGATGAGTCTGAGGCTGAGAATATCTGCCATACCCTATAACTGTCGCTCCATCCCTTCATCGTAATTACAGAATCCCAAGCATTGGTCGAGGATGCCACGTCATCTGTGAAAGTGAAGGTTGCAGATTTGTCAGCGAACTCACTTGGTAGCATCTCAGAAGACGTGGTAGACCCCTCGTTCCTCGCATCTCTTATTCTCAATTCCGATACGTTATCTCCAATCCAAGAAGCGATGCTATTAGTCCCGCCAAACGTGGTCTTTCTCAAAGACGAAATAGAGTCATTGTAGATGAAGATAGAATCGCTGTCGTTTATACTCTCTCCCACTCCACTAAGACCGGGTAAATCTACGTTGAGTGTGACTGCTCCAGTGCTTCCTCCACCGGATAATCCAGTGCCAGCAGTGACAGCGGTAATGTCACCACCACCACCACTGCCACCTGCAAGTGACGAGCCGTCTGTAATTTGAACATCAACACCAGCATCGTTGGTGAAATACAGATTGTTGGGAGTGTCGCTCTTGACCCACAACTGACCGTATGCCGCTGTGTCTGCATTGGCGCTCGCCTGTTCCTTCAGGCTCATCGTGCCTTCAACTGTCAATGGTTGGTTGGGGCTTGTAGTGCCTATACCGACCTTGCCCGACCCTGTTGCCCCATCCATGACTATCCTCATCATCGACTCAGCGCTACCGACTACGTTAGAGCCATGACCGAAGTCGATGTAGTTGGCGTTCCCATTGTTGTTCGAGTCGGTTTGGATGAACACGTTGTCAGGAGCCATTACGCCTACTGAGTATGATGTGTTGGACTTGATTCCCATGTCTGTTCTGTCTCTGAAGCCGAATATCGCAGCAGCGCCTTGGTTGCCTGTCGTCAACGACAACTGGTCAGCGGTGAGTTGCATCTGCGACTCGTTCCCTAGTCTGAATCTGATTCCTGCGTTTGCGTTTATCGACAGGTCGTCCCTCGACGCACCGCTGTTGTCCTTGTCGTAGATGGTCACGCTAGGCTGTGCCACGTTCTCGAACCCGTCTCGGAAGAACAGCCCGGTATCAGCCACTACCGTGACACCTGACGTGTAAGAGTCACCCAAAGCAGTGATAGTGAGCGTGTTGGTGCTAGTGTCATTAGCAGACCATACGAACTCATCACCGTTTATTGCCCCGCTCCCTTTTGCGGGGAACTGACTAGAGTCAGTCAGAACAAGCGATGTCGCACTAGCAGTGTAGTTGCTTGCGAGCGTGGTCGTGGCAAAGTCGTAGGCATCTGCTAGGATGCTGCCCTCGACGTGTAGTTTTTGGTCAGGTGCAGTAGTGCCTATTCCGACATTACCACCAGCAGCAATTTGTACTCTGTCAACTCCGGCAGTTTGGAATGTCTGAGTATTACTACCGAAGATTAGTCTGTTTTGTCCGGTCTGCCCTGCGTGTGCTAAGGCGTAAGCAACCGCTATGCTACCCTCAACGTGTAATTCGTTAGAAGGACTTGTAGTGCCTATTCCAACATTACCTGCTGATGTTATCGTGAGCCTATCAGACAGTGCGCTTCCATCAGCAGAAGTCTGCAATATCAAACTACCAACGTTGGTTGAGTGGTTCGTCACCTTGCCGACAACTGCTCCCAATACGTTAGTGGATGTCAAATCAAGGTCATAATTTGTTAATTTTATGGATGCTGGAACGGCAGTTGTCGATGCGTTTCTAGCACCCCTTACCTCTATCGAAGCATCTTGACCTGATGTGCCAGTTGGCTCGACCAAAAGTTGAGCAGTTCCCAAAGGCCCGGTTGTGGTTTTGTTGTAAGATACATGCAAAGTAGTTTCAGGACTTGAATTGCCCATTCCAACTCGGTCTGCTGATGAGTCAACAAACAGCGTATCTGTGTCCCAAGCCAAATCTCCCGTTCCACCAGTAAGAGAGGTTAGAGTTCCAAGAGAGGTGATGTTGGACTGAGCACCACTTGTGACTGTTGCGGCAGTAGTAGCAGTATCAGCATTTCCAGTCAAAGCACCTGTGAATCCAGTTGCTGTCAGCATGCCTGTGGATGGGTTGTATGTCAGTCCTGTATCCGTCTCTGCTCCTTGCGTTCCTGTTGCTCCATCAACAAATAGAGGGTAGACAGTCTCATTTGCTGAGTTGTTGGCGCTGACTACAACATTGGTGGCAGTCGTCGCAGTGCTCGCATTACCAGCAAGAGTGCCTGAGTGTGACCCAGTGGCATTACCTGTCAGATTACCAGTGACATTACCTGTGAGGTTGCCCTCGAACGTGGCTGCTACCACTGTGGCAGCGGCATACCCAGTGCCTCCTGTGTTGACGGTAGTGGTAGGTTCAGCCTGTAAGTCCTTGAAGAACTTGAACTTGCCACTGTCACTGGCATCTGCGAAGACACCCCTGAACTTCTGCGTGTCACCCACATCATAAGTGCCGTAGAAACCGAAGTCCAATGCGTCCGCATCGGTTGCAGTCTGCCCTATTCCCATAGAGAGCATGGCTTCTTCTGTTGTTATTGTCTCAGCATTTACCGTGATGCTGTCCCCACTGACAATCAAGTTGTTGTGTATGGTCACGTTGCCTGTGTCGCCGTGTACCGTTAGTGCATCCGCATGGGAGTTGACACTAGTGCCGGTCGAACCTGCTGCTGGGGCATATTGGAGTTTCAAGTCCCCGCCAGTCCCAGTGCCAGTGCCAGCACCGCCTCCTATCTCAAGGGGAGAGCCGGAGGTGTCTGTGCCGGAAACCGGTAATCGCTGGAGGTGATTCCTACCGAGNTACAGGTTTCCATCATANCCAGCAAACCACACCTTGTNGTCACTGCTTATCCTCAACTGCTCGTTAGCAGTAGCACTCAATGGTGCGTTTGCTGCGACATTACCTGCGTGGAGTATCAAGTTGTGACTACCTGATGTTATATCCTGCCCAGCATCCTCACCGATGAGCACGTTGTAATTACCATCAGTGATTGAGTCCCCTGAGTCCTTGCCGATGACGATGTTCCCTGAGCCTGTGGTGATAGCATTACCCGCATCGTGGCCTATGCCTATGTTTTGATTTCCACTAGATACATTTTGGAGAGCAAGTTGCCCAAGCCCTATGTTATCGTCGCCCGATGTGATGACTGACAAGTTGAAGTGACCGATACCGACGTTGTATGTCCCTGTGTTGTTTGATACGGTTGCAGAACCTGCAACGGCATTGCTNCCTATNCCTACNTTTACTCCACCTTTCNAGTCTAGNACCAGCGAAGTACCCCATCATTATGTTATTAGCAGCGGCCACGTCTGTTGCAGACGAAGCACCTTCTCCAATCGCTATGTTGTTGTCACCAGTGGTGACATCCCCAAGTGCGTTCCTGCCTATCGCTATGTTATCCGTGGCTGTGGTGTAGGACTCCATTGCGGTATAGCCTATCGCTATGTTCTTGCTCCCTGAATTGCCTTGTGCGTTTGTAGAGCCTTTCATCGCTCCGTATCCTATCGCTACGTTGTCGTTGTTTCCAATGTAGTACCCTGCTTGGTATCCAAGCGTGATGTTGTGGTCAGCGCTATCGTACATCTCCTTCATAGTCTCATTGCCGACTGCTATGTTCTGATTACCAGTCCTAAGCCCCTGCATCGACTCGAATCCTATGGAGATGTTCTTGTCTCCTGTAGTTATACCCCACATCGTTTGATANCCCATTGCTACGTTGTATTCCCCGTTTATCGTGCCTGATGTCAGGCCGAGCAGGGCTTGAGGTCCGAATGCTACGTTCCCCCCACCCGATAGGTTCTTTCCAGCCTGATAGCCAACAGCGGTGTTTGCCGAGTTCGAGGTGACGGTGCTGAGTGCTTCCCTACCAATCGCTACATGATTGCCACCGCTAGTGACAGCGCCAGCCGCAGCAAAGCCGATAGCGATGTTGTCAGAACCTGATGTGAAGGCATCCATNGCCTCCTTTCCGATTGCTACGTTCCTAGTACCTGTGTTGTCAGTAGCCGTTGATGAACCTACTAGGGCATCTTTACCAATGGCAACGTTGTCGCCGCTTCCTAGATATCTTCCTGCTCGGTATCCTAACGCTACATTGTAATCTACACCAGTATCAACATCGCCCATCGCAGCGCCTATGGCTACGTTGCTTACACCATCGGTGAGCAAGTCTGCTGTGCTACTTCCTATTGCTACGTTGCCACTGCCTGTTGTGATGCTACTCAGTGTGTTGTTTCCTATTGCGACGTTGTATCCACCCGTAGTGGCGTTCTGCAATGGGGCGTATCCTATGGCGACGTTCTTATCAGCGGAAGTGGTGTCACGTAGCGAGAAGGTTCCTATACCGACGTTGAACGTCCCTGTGTTGTTGGTGTTGGTAGCAGACCCTTCGAGTGCACCCCTACCTATCGCTATGTTGTCATCGCCATCCATCCTCCTACCAGCACTACCGCCAATGAAAACAGCATTGTTTATCGATGAAGTGGTTGCATTACCTGCTAGTGCACCTATGGCTATGTTGGAGAGACCGATTGTGACGGCAGTCAGTGCCTCACGACCCAGCCCAATATTGTCATCACCCATGGTTATACTGTTCAGAGCAGTATCACCGATTCCTATGTTATCGGCAGCAGTGTTGATTCCTATCGACTCGACAGGAGCACTACCGAAGTTGTTGATTAAGAGTGAATTGTTGGATATGAGAACATCAGTGAGGTCGTTGAGAGTAGAAGCGCCCCCTCCACCACCGGTTGTATCAATCGAATCCTGCAAGTTGTCGAGAGTCATGTACTTCCATGAAGAGGCAGACTCATCCCAAAGCAGAATCTTGTCATCAGTGGCATCCGTTGATTCTGTCAGTTCAGTCAGATTTATCGGGTCGTCCAAACCCACTGTGTCACCAGTCAGTGTTATCGGTGAGGATACCGCTAGGTTGGTATTAGCGCTTATATCCACGGATGATAGATAGTTATAACTCAGTATCTTCTCCTTGATTGCGCCTGATGACATTATGTGGTCGTCAGTATCCACGAACTCAGTGCCTATGTCTATGTCATCGAAGGTATGTCCGCCGATTGTCATCGAACCCGCTTTGACATCCCCCGAAGTCTCGAACTTGCCCGCTGACGACGCTGTTGGTGATGCCGTACCGAGAGCGAGCGAGTAGATATACGAACCCGCCGAACCACTAGCCTCGAACTGCCCCTCTACGAATGCGTCGTTGCCGTTCAGGGTAATCTTGCTGGGAGAAGTGTTGCCCACCCTCAAGTTATCAGTAGCGTATATGTCCCCTACCACATGAAGGTTGTAGGATGGACTCGTAGTGCCTATTCCCAAACCCGTTGAGGTGATTGCCGCAGTTGCAGTATTATTGCTGAGAGTCGTTGTGTTGGCTGCGGTATGGAAGAAAATCTGAGAAGGAGCATTACCGGCACTTGTCCCTCCTCCAATGGAGATTCTTGAGTATAATTCATTGGCATCTGCTGTTAGTATGGTGACGGGTTCCTCATCAGTATCATAATGAGGCGCACCGAATCTTGCGAACTTCCTAAAGTCATCAGTGAGTGTTGCGGCATTCACATCAGCACCAGCAATAAGAGCAAAGCCCGAACCTGTCATCACATCTAATTTAGCCGCAGGGCTTGTAGTTCCTATACCGACTCTTTGAGCGCTACCATCGAACCTGACATACTCCGTAGTGCCTATTTCAAAGATGACGTCATTGTCGGGTCTTATGAAAACGTCTTGGTCTGCTCCAATCACTAAGTCTTCAGGGTTATCCGTATTGGTTTTGACGAAGGTATCAGTTGAATCGAAGTAAATCGCCTTTGCAGAACCTAGATACATGTCACCTGTGAGATTGATGCTTCCTGCTACATCCAATTTTTGAGAAGGGGTTGAAGTGCCTATTCCAACATCACCATCGTTGTTCATGACGAAAAAGTCGGTAGAGTCCTCCCTTATCTTGAAGACGCTGTTAGTGTCATTGGCGTTGGTGTCGAGATTAACGTGAACGGAACCGAGCGAGTTGATTGACAGTATCGAAGTAGATGCACCACTGATGTTGCCGATAGAGCCTAGGGTTAGCACACCATCTATGATGGAGGAATCCCTGTTCGGCCCCTCTACATCTAGTCCTTTCCTTACTCTAAATGTCTTCTCCACCATATATCTTCACCATGATTTCACTTTCCATCATTGCTTGATTACCTGCGTGGCTGTGACCGCGCTCTTGTACGTGCCATTGGACGTGGGTGTAAACTTTAACTGTATTTTACCAGTGCCGCCTGAACCTGACTTTACAGCGCTAACCGTACCTAGTGGAGTATCGCTGTTGCTAGCGAGATACGCATAGGTGGTCATGAATATAGCATCGTCATCAGCGGGTTCGCTTGCTCCCTTGTAAGTCACTAGAACCTCGAACGCATCCACGTTAGTACCATCACTCACTTGCCCTACGTACTTGACGGTTCTGTAAGTGGCATAGAGGAACTCCTCTATCATGTATGCAGAGCCAGCGGTCCAACTCTGACTTGTCAATGCGTTAGTCTCTATGACCGATACCACATCGGCAGAATCGCCGACTCCGACTTGCGTGAACTGCCCCGTGGTAGCAGTTGTGACCCCTATCGTTGTGTTGTCTATCGTACCGCCGCTTATTGTCAGGTCATTAGCGACATAGGCATCAGCGATTGCAGTCCCATTCCAAACACCAGTGGTTATCGTGCCGACAGTCGCTAGTCCTGCTGCGCTCGTCACGCTGCTGGCGATTGTCGTTGCACTAAGTATCGAGACGTCGTTTATCTTGTATGATTTCCCGCTAGTCAAGTTTAGATTGACGTTAGCCTCCCAACCTGCGGGTGTGTCTTGATACGTCAAACTTGGATTAGTAGCACCCGTACATTCAATTTCTATACCTGAGCCTTCTGCATTAGCCAAAGAATCATTGCCCTTAGAGATGGTAATCAAGTCGTCTTCCACTGTCAGTTGGGTTGTGGATATGGTAGTGGTAGCACCGTTCACTACCAAGTCCCCGGCTACGGTGACTGTAGAGGACGCTGCTGCCGCACCGCCCGTGATGGTCAGCACGTTCTCGATTGCCCCGCTCGTAGTGGTGGCCACCCCGAACTGCATCGAACCTGATTCGCTACCAGTGCTGACGTCGACTGCTCTCACCTTCATGCTTCCGAAGGCTTGGTTGTTCCCATCGCTGTCATTACCGTACCACTGTATGAAACCGAGGTCGTCGTTGTTCTTACCCGCCTCAGAGCCATCTCTCTCCGTCACGAACCTAAGAGTCTGACCAATCACATTCGAACTAGCACCGGGTGCTGCTGTGTTTTTCAGCACAAGACCGATATCACCACTGGATGCTCCAGTCTGAGTGAGTTGGCCAGTGCTTGAGTTGAATGCGAGGTTAGTCCCTGTCTTTGGCGCTAGGCTTCCGCTCGCTGCCGTTGCGAATAGTGGGAAGCATGTTGTATCTGATGACTCGTCTGCCACTGTGACCGTGGCTGCGTTCCCGGTGACGTTCACTGGAGGGGTGTATGTGAAGACGCCCGTGCTGTTGTTGTAGGCTAGGCTACCATCTCCCGATGGCGTACCCTCGCTGCCCACAGACAGGTCGGTGAGTGCTATGCCCCCTGCCGAGGATGTCCAAGATAGGACTCCACTGCCATTGGTCTGAAGGACTTGTCCGGTAGTCCCGTCGTCCACTGGTAGAGTGAGCGTGTAGTTGGATGTGCCAGTTAGGTTCGCTGGTGCTTGAATCGCTATGTAGTTGTTCTCTGAATCAGAGGTCTCGTAGAATCTCATCTGACCTGCGTTGGTTATCTGAATCTTGGTCTTGGGAGCAGTTGCACTTGACGCTCCGTTGATGATGTTCAGATTACCAGCAGTGGCAGAACCATTGATGTGCGTACCGAGTTGTATGTAGTGGTTGCCGCCCTCGTCCATGACGTAGAGGGGTTGCGCATCTGCTGCTCTTTGGTCGTTCAGGGGCGAGTTGGTAGTACCCTTGGTGCTTTGGTCATATCCCGTCTTGCTGCCTGAGAATCCTATCACGAATCTCTTCGTGTCGTCTTGTGTAGTGCCTATCCCCCATGTGCTCGCATCTGTCGATGTGCCGGGATTGGATGCTGCGTTATCGAATATTATACCCTTCGAACCTTGAATATTGAAAGTGTCACCACCTGATTGAACGCTGCTGTTCTGCAAGACGAGGGCTACCAAGTCCTTCGGGTGAGTCAGGTCGGTCATCCCACCCTCATCGACGCCTATGTGCAGTCGAACCTCAGTGTAGTCCGCATCGGCACCGGAACTACCGGCCCCTGTGTTGCCATGCAACGCTGCGTTAGCGCCACCGTTGACCTGCAATGCGATGTTGTCATCAGCCAGTGCAGTTCCACCGATTGTGACGTTATCTGTCCTACCGATGTTTATCTTGTCGGTACTGCCTGAACCCACCTGATTCGCATCTACGTTGAGTACATACAGGGTGTCTACGTGCTTTATGCTCTTGTCATTCATGTCAAGAGCCGCTTTAGCGTCTATCTCACCAGTCCCCGCTGGGTCGAGAGTCAGGTGTATGTTGCCCTGACTCCCATCTGTGGATATCGTAGAACCGCTGATTGTTATACCAGCGGTCGTATTTGATGTGGCGAATGTGGGCGCTGTCGTTAAGCCGGTGAATGTGGCAGTGGGATTAGCGCCAGCAGTTGCGGCTTGCAGTGTGAACGCCTCCACATGGGCGTTAGAGCCACTACCGGTGCTCGATGCAGGAGGTGCTAGTTCGAACTTGATGAAACCCCCAGTACCCGTGCCTGTACCCGCTCCACCCTGTATGGTAGTGCGAGCACCATTCGCATCAGTGCCAGTAGCGTCACCGGGCAGTAGACTGAGGTTCTTCCCAGCAGCGGTAGTGATGACTCCGGCATTGCTACTGTCTCCTATCGTGACCGCGCCGACTAGGGCGCTGGTGCTGGAAGCAGAGAGGGTCGTGAATGAACCTGCGGCAGGTGTAGTACCACCGACTATACCGTCTATCGGCCCTACGAATGCAGTGGACGTTATCGATGTGGCAGCGGAGACCGTGCCTAGGTTGTGTATATTGGTGCTGGCGAAGGTGGTGTCCTTGCTGAATGTTATCAGACCCGAATCGGCTTCGTCACTACCGTCAGTGGTTGTGAACTTCATGTACGAGTTCGAACCCTCGGTGATATTGAGCGCGTCTGCTAGATTGTCTCCGAGGGTTATCTTGGATTTGGTTGTGTTAGCACCACTGAAGTCCACGTTGAGTCCTTGACCGGCATCGGCGACGCTGATGCTGTCTGCGTCTATGTCACCGACGTTGGCTATGTTTCCATCACTCACGTCAAGGCTGGTGAATGTAGCGGATGTTCCTGCGATAGTGACGCCATCGATGGTACCGCCGTCTATGTCGACCTTGGGGAGATTGACCTCACCAGTCCCCTTCGGTGTGATGTTGATGTCGAGGTTGTCAGTGCCCCCGCTACCTGCTCCTAGGGCTGTTGCCTCTATTGTGTTGCCCCTTATCTCAAGACCGCCCGTCCCTAATAGTGTGGTCTGACCATGTGTGCTGAACTCCTTTGCGAAGACGACTGCATTGGTAGCACCATCGGTATTGCTTGGATTGGATACTAGTACATTACCATCGCTTACGATGATACCCTTTTGCACCTTGAAGTCTTTCTCTGCCATATCCTATCCTCATATCGCAAATGCTTGCCATCCTATCTTCCATGCGTAAGTGTCGCCATTCTGACTGCTTGGGGCTGTAAGCGTCAGTCTCACGTTGCTTCCGTCGATATTAGAGCCAATAGTCACAGCGTCGATGCTGTCATCGCTTCTTACTGAACCATACGTCGTACTCACGGATGCAGCACTGCCAGTATGAGTGAGCAGTATCTCGTGTGCCTCGTATCGACTGTCGGTGGTGTTGGTGAGTTCGAGCATTATCTTAGCGCTGCGGAACTGAGTCTTGTCGAATATGACCACGTTGGTTGCTGATGAACTGCTAAGAGCACCTGAGCCGCTGATGTATTCGAATCCTATGCTTTTCATCTGCAAGGTCGCCAGTGGCGTACCCTGCTTGACTCCCACTCTATCGTTCGTGACATCGACCTTCAACACATCCGTGTCTATCGCCAGTGTGCTGCTGCCTGTGATGGTGGTGGCTGTGAGTGCACCGCTGTTCAGCGATGTGAAGTGACCGTTGTTCCACGGCCTCGCGCTTGTGCCGACGGTCTTCGTGACACCGTTCTTCGGCACTATGTTCTCGCTGAAAGCCCATCCTAGGACGTTGGCCGTGTTGTCATAGAGTATGTCCTTGTCCCCGTCGGACGAGTCGACGATGATTCCAGCGCCATTGGCAGCACTGTCCCCACCCGCTCCCTTGGCGAGTTCTATCGTCAAGTCCTCGACCTCTATCGTACCCACGTTCAGGGTCGTGCTGTCACCGCTGACGGTCAGGTCGCCAGTCACAGTCAGGTCTTGGTTGACAGTTAGCGTACCAGCAGGGCCTATGCTGGTCACGGTGTTCAGGTTCGTCGGTAGGTCACCGCTCGCTATCGTGCCGAACACTACCTTGTTGGGTGTGCTGTTGACCTTGAGGAACTGACCAGCGTGACCAGTGAAGTCAGCCTCATCGACATCAGTCAGTTCCAGCAGCGTGGTAGCGCCGAATGAGTCCGACCCGAACGCTATCTTGTTCGCACCTAGGTAGAGTCTGTTGTCATCGCTATCCACCCACAGCGTCTCTGCTGCGGTAGTGCCGGGATTGGTTGCCACTTTCGTGAAGTCTACCCCAGTAGGGTTCTCCAGCAGGTTGTTCATAGAAACCTTGCCGCTTATCGTAAGCACGTTTGTGGAGTTGTTGAAACTGAGGTTGGAGGATGCTGCGAAGTTGCTGCCGTTCTTGAACTGTATCTCACCGTTCGCGCTTCCTGCTACTGCTACGTTGATGTTCCCTGATACGAACGCTTGTTGCCATCCGTTATCCGCGTCTAATCCGCCTGTATCCCCTGCCCAAACGAATATGATGCTCTGACCCGCATTGAGCGTGTATGCATTATTCCCGCTTACGCCATCCCTAGAGGCTCCGTTGAATTGTATTTGGGTTGAGTCATCGCTGTAGTTGAATACGTGCACGGTGTGACTGAGTGGGAACTCTCCCTGTGGGTTCAATTGCACTGCGCCCCCACCACTAGCGTGCATGAGGAAATGAGTGCCCTCGTCCTTCGTGAAGGTGACAGTGCTAGTCATGTTCTCATTGAGTATGACTGCATTAGGCCCTAGCCTCCAAGAGTATCTAGCGCTACCTTGCTCGCCGCTGAAGTACAGGACGCTCTCATCAGACGTGTTCTTGGTCATCCATAGAGCACCGAACTTCGATGCAGTGAATGAGCCGTTCTCGTTGCTGCCCCCGTGCATCCCGTCGATTAGAGTGTGCTTGTTGATTCTGTTCGTGTAGACCGCCACGTCGTCCTTCGTCATCGGTGCCATGTATAGCGGCGCATTCGGGCGAATGAACGTCCTCATGTCATAAATGTCAGTCACCGTCAGGTCGAGGTCATTGTTCGTGCCGCCGGATGCATCCCTAGCGACCTTGAGAACCGCCAGCACGGTGCTTTGCTTGCTGGATAAAGAGGACTTGGCGTCTTCTAGGAATGCCTCCGGGGTGACTGGGAATCCGCTTGTGACTAGACTTCCCATCTCCACTTGAATGTGTGAACTGGCACCATTCGTAGACAAGTACACGACTAGAAGCGCAGTGTGTGACGCATTGGTGAGTTGAGTTCCCCCTCCTTCTATGGTGGTCGATTTGAGTTCCAATGTGAAATCTACTGGGTCATCATTCCCAGCATCATAACCGCCACCGAAGTCCACTACAAGCCCGTCTATGACCGCGTATCCACCCTTGATTGTCAGTACGTTGACCGATGCTGATATGGCACCCGGTAGGCTCGCTGGTGTGTTCCTCCTTCCCGATGTGCTTGTAGCGGCATCCTCGTAGAGCATGATGCCGTTCCCATGGACTGCTTCGTACAGGTTGGTGAGTGATGGCGATAGTAGGAAGTCACCATCAGTCAGCCCCTTCGTGTTCGTGTATAGCGGGTTATCTGACATTCTATTGCACCTCTATGACTAATTGTATCTTCACTTCGTTGTTAGCACTCTTCTGTATCGGCCTGAAAACGTGTCGAGTAATCGGCGTGAACCCATTCGTACCACGTAGTTGCACGAAGACTTCCTTCAAAGTTTCATCGTAGGAATCGGCTGTTGTGAGCGTTCCTTCCACTAGTAGAGTGGCATTGTCGAGTATTTTGACAGTGGGTGTTATGGTAGTGGCAGGACGTCCGGCAGCACCGTCGGATGACGTTGCGGGTGTGCCATCGAATCCTATGACCATCTCGTTTATGTTGTTGGCTACAGTCTCTATCATCAGTCTCTTCAAATGGTCGTTTGCTGGCATTATAATTCACCTCTCATGGTTATTGGCGTTCCCTTGTTTAACCCTAGCACCTTGTGGTTCCCACCTACCCTACCCCTATTTCCGTTTCGCCCAATGAGGAAACCGTTTGCTGCTACTCTTCTCACGGTGAGCATCGGCACTATCGTAATGTCGAATGTGTTGAAGAAGGAGAAGTTCTCCTCAATAATCTGCTGAGTCGTGTCGGGATTCTTCACCGATGCCTCTGTGATGCCCGCTTCGAAGATGCCCTGCAATATGCCGTCTATGCCGCTCTTGATGCTGACGAATGTGAAGTCGGAGGTTCCTCTGCTCATCACGTGATTGGCCTCTACGATTACTCTCTTCTCGCCGTCGTACATCACTATGTCACCCGGTCTCAGGTCGAATGCGCTTGGGTGACCCTGCGTTATCACCCTACCTAGCATGGCGCTGTTGGCCTTGAGCATCTTCCTAGCGACCCTCCTTGCCTGTTGCATCGATGTGATGGATGCATCGAACACTGGGGTGATGGTCTCTATGACGTCGTTGTCGAATCTACCCTGCTGCCTCGACCTGTCGTCCATGGTCACTATCAAGTCCTCGTTCAATGCGACTGCCCTCCCTCTGACCGATACTCTGTTCTGACTGTCCTCAAGTGGTATGGTGTCCTTGTTGCCAAGCCTGTTGTCAGCATCGAGCACTCTGAGTGAGGAGAAGTATGACATCGGTACGTGCAATAGGGAGCCGAACCTGTTGAAGACAGGAACCCCATTGTCATGCTTGGACAGGTATCTAAGCGAGGTGATTAGATTGACCCCATTGAAGTTGGCCGCTAGGAAGACGTTGCTGTGTTGTCTCCTTTGGGAACTGTTCACCGTGTTGAGCGGGTTTCCTATGGATACGGATGTGATTGAGCCTGTTATGCTCTCCCCCAGTCTGATTGCCAAATCAGTGGTTCGGAATCCGACATCGATGGTCTGACCGAAGCGCACTGCGTCGTCATCGAAGCCTATGCTGGTGAGTCTCCTCCCTTTCATGTTTCTCAGTTCAACGCGCAAGCCTTCATTCGTCGTGGTTGTGGTCTTACCCAGTAGTCTCTTGGTTTCATCCGTTGCCCCATACAGCAGCGGGGTCGTTGTGTTCTTGCCCTTGCTGCCGTATATGGCGCTCTTGAGGCTGTGTCCATCCGTCTCGCGATGCGTGAGGTAGACTGTCGACTCGCTCTCCACTACGGAGTAGGCTTTCTCCGTGGCTAGGTCGTAGTTCTCAGCGTTGTTGTTCTCTATCGTGACCTTGTTCCCTTCGCTACTGCTCTCGACCTTCGCGTAGTGCAGTGCGTTATCGACGAAGACCGGTGCTCTCAATTTGGTGGCCATGGTGTCTAAGGATGTATCGAAGTGTCCTTGAGTAGGGGTTATCCTGACCATTACGCACCATCTCCGCTGTGGTCTGATACGCTGAACTGCACATCACCCTTGTGTCCCTTGCCGTGTAGCGCTTGGCTGAATCTAGCCTTGACTGTGTAGTCCATGCGCAACGCCTCCTCATCCGTGTCTAGCGTCTGTCTTCTCCTAGGTGCATCGGAACGATGGTGCTGTAGCGTGTTGTCCGTTATAGTCGCCGTGGTGATGGTAGATAGTAGGCTGCTAGTGTCATAGCCAGTCACATCCGTGCCGGGCAGTTTGGGGCCTTTGCTGTCAGGGACTTGGAGCGCTGAGTCCCACTTTGCGAATATCGGTATGTACGGACCGTTGGTATCGGGCACGCTTCTCCCAGTGGGTAGGTTGTCTGCTGCTGTCCTTCCGTTCGGCGTCTCGTAGGTGAAGATACCGTACTTCCCACCTGATGTCGCTCGTAGGTAGTTCTGAGCATATTGTGGGGATGAGGAATGAAGCGAGTCATGCGGTCTGAANACCTCTACGTGCTTCGCATCCAGTAGGCGTATCGGTCTGAGTAGGAAGCGCACTAACGAGTCGCTCTCGTTATTCTGCACCGTGTTGCTTGTGAAGGTAGCATCTTGATACGGATTGCTGGTATTGATGCTGCCAGTCAGATTAGACAGCCCCCATCCCGTGTCATCGAAGACACCAGCATAGTTGAGTGCCTCAAGTATGTAAGAGCCTCCGTACGGCCTGAATATGTTGGTATGGGAGTACTTATGCACGCTATTGAGGGTCGAGCCTCCGCTCTGCCTTGCGAAAGACACGTTGGTGTAGTTAGCATCNGTCAGGGACGACGCTCCTGAGAGTAGGTTGGACCCTCCTAGCAGAGTGACCCTTTGNCCTATGTTCCTGTCAGTGTGTAGGCTATGTGCCTCGCTGTTGATNACTATNTGACTCTGCTCCCTGTCTTCGCTTATCTCTGCGTCTAGGCCTATTCTAGGACTGCTACGTGATATTGCCGATTTGTGCGGTGTGTCCCCTACTACCTTCTCTACTCTATCGCTCACGACTGCATCGAGTTTGAGGAGGCCCTTGTCGTCTATTCCTAGTCTAGCGCTTATGCCACGCTTCACCTCGTCCTTCTGTAGCGTNTCGTCCCTCGGTCTGAGTAGNCCATCTCCNAANAGAGGCTCTGCCGTGTTGTGACTGAGCACGATACCCGTCTTGTGAATCGGTGCTGATAGTTCCGTGAGCACGTCCTCGTTCATCGTAGTGGGGTACCTGATTCCCCTCCCGTTGCCCATGTCCCCTACTCTCAAAGCGTGTGTGGGTGCGAATACGTCCACTAGGTCATTGTCTGTACCATTGAGGTTCTCGTCATTGTCAGTGCCACCGAAGCGCGGTATCGTGTACCCAGCGGTCACACTGACGTTTCCGTTCGAGAAGTTCACCAACCCCTTCAGATTGAAGATGGGCTTGGCATCGTTCCATATCCTGCGATACGGGCTTCTGCTGTTNCTTCTGTCNTACTCGTACGCATCNCCTGCATCCCATGCTGGGCGTATGCCGAATCCGCGCACTGGAGCACGNCTCACGTCCTCACCACGCTCGTTGCCCCACCAGTCCACCAAGTAGTGCTGCGAGGCTATGGATAGGCTAGTGACGCCTAGTCCATTGACGTCTCCCCACCAGTCCCTCCTGACTGCGCTGGGGTTGCGTATCGTCCGTACGGGTGNGCCGAACGGTCTAGTCATCCTACGACCATCGCTGTANCTGACCTGCATCTCNTGCTTGTCGTGTCCCAGCATGCCAGCGAAGTTCGTCTGCCTCTCCATCACACCGACGTACGTCACTGGGAACGTGCTGCTACTAGTCCCGTTGCCACCCCACTCCCAGTCCGTGGACTCCATCTGCACGAGTGGCCCGCTGTCCGCATCCGTGGTGTTCTTGCCCTCCACGTTAGCGGTGTTCNCGTAGACCATACGGGCTGGCGATATGCCGTACCGTGGTCTGTTAGTGGCTTGCAGTACACCGAAACGGTGACCGTACGCTCTCCTCTCGGTACCACCTGCGGTCGCTGTCGTGATTCCAGCGGAGATGGCATAACTACCATCGTCATCGCTGTCTACGAACTTGTACTGCGTATCAGATGCGAAGTTGGCTCTCTGTGATGTGCTGTGTGCGTTCCATGTAGCACCTACCATCGAGTANTNCCCCAAGTCGCTAGCCTGTGCACCNCCACGAGTACCGCATGGCCAGTACCCTGCAAGCATGANATTAGTGCCACCAGCGTCATGAGTGCTATCACCAGCAACTGCTGTGCCGTCTTTCAGGGAGACGCTAGGNGTCTTGATGAGGAAGTCGAATGGCCCGTTGCTTATCGCATATGAGAAATCGTGGTAGTGTATGGTCTCGAAGTGCTCAGGTAGGCTGTTGTACGGTCTCTTNTCCACGGCATTGCCGCCGAATGAAGTCCTGCTATCCGAGAAGTATGTGTTTGGCCTACCTAGATTATGATGCCACATGCATAAGAATGCATCAGGAGTGTATCCTGAGTTGGTGTCATCGTTCCCCGATATGACGTCATCGAGTATGTTTGCGAATATGCTCTTTCTCTTATCNGTAATTATAGTGCCAGTGGGTATGTTGTTGAATGCGCTGGACATTCTCAGAACCGCTCCATCGAATAGATTCGTCCAAAATGCATCACTACCGCCGGATACCGCTAGATAATCGCCCTTGTTTATGTCGAAGTTGCTTCCACTGCGGCTTAGAAGCGGTTTAGAGTACTTATTGCCGTTTTTAGCAGTGTATTCGATTACTTCGGAATAGTAGTTTTTGAGGGGGAAGAGGTTTGCATTGTCGACTTGTATCCTACCTGCGCTAGAATCGAAACTAATCACGGTACTTTTAGGTATTATACTGGTAGTTTGCATATTACCTGAGTATATATCTATATATGCAGAACTATATCCGTTAATTGTCAACTGTTTTCCTATACTTCCAAATGTATTTCTGCATATATAATAATAATCGTCAGGTGTATATTGGGACATTTTTAGGAATGCACTGGAATTACCTGTGGGGTCTTCCTTGTGCAGTATGCTCCACCAAGGTATATTCAGGGTATATCCGGGAGTCGCATCGCTCATCATCGCAGAATATGGGAATCCCCTGCGTGTGAATGAGGGGCTTTCCGTCAATTGCACTCCTAGTGGGTTGTAGGACATCAATGTGGGTATGTTTGTGAACTGGCTACCGGGGTCGGGGTTTATGTCTAGCATCACCTCATTCACGAATACCTCGCATCCCCTGACATCAACACCCACTTCCTTGGCTAGCACTAGGGTCAAGCCGCCTTTGGCCGCATCCTCCTTTATCGCTACGACTGTGTTTATCTGCTGGCTGGTTAGTTTGCCGCTGTTGTGGTATCCCACTAGTTGATTGTCGAACACATTCGGTTGTATCACTATCTGATACGCACCTACCTCAACCGGGTCGGGGAAGTGTCTACCTAGTGTGTAGTTCCCTGCTGCCTCAAGCACTACGCTATGTCCGCCTAGTTTGTTTATGTCACCCGCATTCGTGCCACTGGAAGCCAGTACACCATATCCGTCGTATCTGATGCCTGTCTCGAACATCAGTGAGAACGCACCTCCGTGTATGTCACTTGGACCACTTGGTGCGGCGTTTATCCCGCTGAAGTTTATCTCAGGCTCCAGTGGGTTGATGTTGTTCGACAGGTTGGTTATGTCTGCTTTCTTGTTTGTCTGACTCTTCAGGTTGTCGAAGAATGCCGTGTCCGTGAAACCGGTGAGCATGCCGTAGTCCAGCAAGTGCCTCTTGTACAGGGACTGGTACGCTGGGTGTGCCCAGTGTCCCGGAAGCATGGGCATGGTGGGTGTGACGAAGTGGTGACCCATCCTAGGGAAGGGCATCGGTGTTAGTTTGGGTCTGCTGTATGCGTTGTAGGCAACTGAGTCCCCGTTGAAGTACAGTGTCTCCGCCATGTCAGGGGAGTTGCCACTCACCTCAGCGTGGTCACGCATCCTCCTCGCAGCGAAGAAGCGCGTGCTACCAGCCGGGACGTAGTATGATGGCACTACCTTCACTGTCGCCTTCGGCTCGTACTCCCCGCTTGTAGCGTTCAGGGTGAAGTACTTCGATAGGAAGTCTGACAGTTCTATGTCACCTGTCACTCCCTTGAACCAGTTCTGCTCTGCACCCAATGTGCCTGTGCTCGTGTATGACAGGACCACGCCCTCCTCGGTCACAGTGTCGTACATCCTGATGAATCGCCTGTTGTCACTGACCTCCTTAGTTCCGAAGCCTGAGTAGTTCAGTATCTCATCACCGGCAGAAACAGTGATATTGTTGTCAAAAACGGGATTATTCTTCAAACCGACGCTCATCTTGAGGTTGCCATTAGCAGCTTCCCACGATGATACGTTGCCACCGTAGTTCTTCACACCAAGTGCATGAGTGTACACGGTTGGGTAGCGATGAGTGTGGCTGTGTCCCATCTTCGTGACATGGAAGAACAGGGTTCTGTCATGCAACTCGTAGGACGTATCGAGTGGAGCGTCGTTGTTCCATGCCCCCACTTGCGAGTCGAACGTCACCGGGTCTATCCTCTCCCAGTTGTGGTCCTCGTAAGTGGGTGACATCCTAGGTCCAGCCACTGAGTTATT